CAGTCCTTGTGACAGAAAATCCTTCTACGCCGACGGGAATTTTTAGAAGGAACCTACTGTAGGGAACCGATATGGAACTCAAGCACAACCAAGATACAGAAACACAACCGGAGATCGAAACGGCGCAACCGTCGATTCCGGGGACACAACCTGACCCTCCGGAGGAGCTGAACGCCGAGGAATCCAAGGAATGGCGGCGTTTTTGGCTGGTCGCGCCCCCGGATTGGTTCCCACGGGAGACGTGGCCGCTGCTGGCCCAGTTGTGCCGCCATATCTGCCAAGGCCGCTGGGTTGGTCAATGCCTGCAGGAGGTTCGCGCCGGGCTGCTCGACGTCACCGATGACGACAGCTTGGAGCGTGTCGAGCGCCTGCAGCGGCTGCACGACCGCGAGGGGCGGGCGATGACGGCCTTGATGGTCCGCCTGCGCCTGACCAGCCAGCAACGCATCCCGGACGCTGACGTCGCCGACAGGACGCGGGAGAAGGCCAACCGCGATCACGTCGAGGTGCAGCCGTGGATGGCTCCGAAGCGCGACCGTGAAGACAGGCCCGGCCGGGCGCAGTGACCGATCTGGAGCGCCTGATCGCCGAGAAGCAGGACGAGCTGCGCGGCCGACCGCGCGACTGGATCGATGACTTCGGCGACTGGCGGCGACACACCGACTGGACCACCGTCAACCTGATCGTCGGCGTCGTGCTGGTGATCATCGGCATGGCGCTGCTGTTGGCATGACCGACACCGCCGTTCTCGACGCCCCGCTGACGCCAGCGGAGCGCGCGCAACGCAACATCGACTGGTGTGAGCAGTATCTATTCCTGCCGGAGGGCAAGCATGTCGGCGAGCCGCTGAAGATGGCTCCGTTCATGCAGGAGGACTTCCGGGCGATTTACGGCAATGAGCACGGCACCCGCCGCGCCATCATCTCCAGAGGCCGCAAGAACGCCAAGAGCGTCGAGTGCGCGGCCATTGTGCTGCTGCATCTGTGCGGCCCGGAATATCGGCCGAACGCCTCGATCTATAGCTGCGCGCAATCCCGCGATCAGGCGGCCATCATCTTCGACCGTGCCTCCAAGATGGTGAAGCTGTCGCCCGTGCTGCGCCGCGTGGTCAAGATCCGCGAGAGCGCGAAAGAGCTGCGCTGCCCCGGCGTCGGCACGATGTACAAAGCGCTGTCGGCGGAGACCTCGACCGCCTTCGGCCTCTCGCCTGTTCTGACCATCCATGATGAGCTGGGACAGGTGAAGGGGCCGCGCTTTCCGCTCTACGAGGCGATGGAAACCTCGACGGCGGCGCAGGAAGAGCCGCTCACCGTGGTGATCTCGACGCAAGCACCGAGCGATGCCGATCTGCTCTCGATGCTGATCGACGACGCGCTGACCGGCGCAGATCCGCGCACCGTGGTGCGGTTCGACACCGCGCCGATGGATGACGACCCGTTCGAAGAGGCGACGATAGCCAAGGCCAATCCGGCGCTGCACATCTTCATGAACGCTGCCGAAGTGCTGGCGATGGCCGAGGACGCCCGACGCCTTCCTGCCCGCGAAGCCGAATTCAGAAATCTGATCCTCAACCAACGCGTCGAGGCCTCCAACCCTTTCGTCACACCGAGCGTGTGGAAGTCGTGCGGGGGCCAGGTTTTGCCGTTCGCCTCTACGCTGCCGCTGTACGGTGGGCTCGATCTTTCCAGCGTCGCTGACTTGACCGCGCTGGTGTTGATCGGTCAGCCCGACACCAAGAAGTGGCACGTCAAGCCGACGTTCTGGCTGCCAGCCGAAGGCCTCGTCGAGAAGAGCCGCAGCGACCGCGTGCCGTATGATCTGTGGGCGCAGCAGGGCCACCTCGAAACCACCGAGGGCAATTCGATCAAATACGAATATGTCGCGCAGCAACTGCGCGATCTGTTCAACCGCTACAACATCCGCAAACTGGCGTTCGACCGCTGGAATATGACGCATCTGAAACCGTGGCTGGAGAAGGCCGGGTTCAGCGTCAACATGATCGAGGATCGCTTCGTCGAGTTCGGGCAGGGCACGCAATCGATGAGCCCTGCGCTGCGCAGTCTCGAAGAGCTGCTGCGCGACAAGATGATCTGCCACGCCAACCACCCGGTGCTCAGCATGTGCGCCGCCTGCGCCGTGGTCGAGGGCAAGGACGACGCCAACCGCAAACTGTCGAAGAACAAATCCAGTGGCCGCATCGACGGCCTCGTTGCGCTGGCGATGGCGGTCGGCGTCGCGCAGCAGATGCGCCCCGTCGATGTCGCCACGCTGATCGCGTGAGGCCCACATGACCGACGAAGTCACCCGTTTCGAGATCGCCAAACTGGAGCTGGCCCCCGGCGACATTCTCGTCGTCAAAACCGAGTTGATCCTGTCCAAGGAGCAGACCGCCTACATCGAGACCATGTTCAAGCAGCACATCCCGGAGAGCTGCAGCGTCATGGTGGTCGGAGGCGGCCTCGATATCGGGGTGCTGAAGAAAGCCGACCAATGAGCGCGCCGCTGCTGTTCTTTCTGTCGATGGCCGCGCTGGTCGATCACTCCTACGCGCTGGCGTTCGCGCTGTTCATGGCCTGCGGCTTCCGCGCGCTGACGTCCTGACATTCCGACGCGGCAAGAAAAGTACACTTCACTCAAAAAGGAGATTCTCATGCGACCGATTCTTGCGATGATCATTCCGGTTGGCGACGGCGGTGGCGGTTATCCCGACAACAGTCTGCCGCCCGGTTATGGTGGCCGACCCGACAATTCGCTGCCCGGTGGCGGCCCGGTCGATCCCGGCTGGGGCGGCGGTTGGGGCGGCGGCAATTACCCGAGCGGTGGTCCGATCTTCCCCGGCGGTCCGGTCGATCCGGGCTATGGTCGTCCCGGTGGCCCGTATCCCGGCAATCGTCCGCCCGGCTCATGGGGCGGACGCCCCGATCAGGGCTTGCCCGGCTACGGTCATCCCGGCAATCGCCCGCCGGGTTCGGGCGGCGGTCATCCCGACCAAGGTCTGCCTTGGGCTCCGGTGCGTCCCGATCAGGGCTTGCCCGGTGAGCAACCCGGCATCGACAACAGCCTGCCGGGTGGCTGGGGCCGTCCCGATCAGGGCTTGCCCGGCGCGCAGCCGAAGGTCTATGCCGCAGCGGTGCCGCCGACGCCGCCGACCAGCGTCAACATCGAGGAGGGCGCATGGGTGATCGTCAACGTCAACGGTGTGCTGGCGTGGGCGTGGGCGCAGAAGCCGTCCGGCGGTGCCGGTGGGTCGCCGGACCAAGAACTGCCCGAGACTCCCGAACCGAAGTAACGATTAGGGATCGCGGCGGCGCGCGGATCTCGCGCGTCGCCCGCCCATGATCGAGATCCTCGCCCAGATCCACTGTCCCGCGCCGCGCGCGTTCACCGCCGGGCTGATCCTGCAGGACAACATCGTGGTCGAGACCGCGCCGATCCTCGGCTACATGAAGCGCCAGCGCTGGACCCGCGACCGCGTCCGCAAGCATTGCCGCGAAAAAGGCTGGAGCATCGTGGTGGTCAACCAAATCCAAAAGCCGAATCCGCGCCGTGGTTGAGGTCGTCGTCTCCCGCGTCGAGATTGTGTTCGGCAACGCGCTGAAGATCATGGAAGTGCCGGTGCCCGAACTGGGCCATCAGCTCCTGATGATTCAGTTCGATCAATTCGTCGTCACCGTAGAAGGGACACACGTCATGTACACGCTCCCGGTCGATCACACCGTCAACATGCAAGTCGCTTACACCGACGCCAAGGGCAACCCTGCCACCATCGACGGTGACGTGAGCTGGGAATCGTCCGACCCTTCCATCGTCACGGTGCAAGCCGATGACACCGACTCGACGATCTGCCGCGCGATTCCCGTTGGCACGCTCGGTCAGGTGCAGATCACCGCAACCTGTGACGCCGATCTCGGCGACGGCACCCGCGAGCTGACGACGCTGTGCGACATTCAAGTCGTTGGCGGCGAGGCGGTGGCCGGTTCGATCCAGCCGGTGGGCGAGCCTGATCCCATCGTCGGCCAGCAACCCGGCATCGACAACACGCTGCCCGGCGCGCAGCCCGGCATCGACAATTCGCTCCCCGGCGGCCAGCCCCGGCCGGACAACGCGTTGCCGCCCGGCGCGCAACGCAGGCGTTGATGTCGCCGCTCCCGAACGGCTTCATCAACTGGATGCTGGTCGCGCTCGCGGTGCTGGTCATCATCATCGCCATCGGCATCTTTGCTGGATGGCCCGGATGACGCCGTTCGAACGCCGCGACATCAAATACATCATCGGCGTCGCGGTGCTGGTGGTTGCGGTGATCGCGGTCTGCAGTCTGCTCTTCAGGTGACGCGCCGTGACCCAGCAACACTGTCAAGTGGAGCTGGCTGACGACGAACTTCGCTACCTGCAAAGCTGCGCCCGCATCCGACACATCTCGACCACACGGCTGGTGCGGCGATTGATGCAAACCATCGCCCGCGACCAGCTCGTGCTCTCGGTGCTCGACGACGGTTCACAGCCGGACCCACCCGCGCCCGACTGCCGCTACCACCGTTCGAAACTGTTTCGATGACGGCGGCCAAGCCCGAAGCGTGGTCTCGCTGTGAACAGTTCGGTATCGCGGGCAGGGACGCCCGCTCCGCCGTCAAACAGAAAGGGCTCTTGCCATGACCAGATCGATGTTGCTGATCGCCGCCGCGCTCGTGCTGTTCATCCCGACGATAGCGCAGGCGCAATCCTGCCGGGAGCTGCGGCAGGCCTGCCTGATGAAGGACTCGCTCGGTGAGCGCGGCGAGGGCAACTGCCGGAGATTCCGCGAGCGTTGCGGCGGGGGCGGTGGCGGCGGCATGAACCGTTGCGAGCAACTGCGCCGCGCCTGCATGTTCAAGGACGAGCGCGGCGAACGCGGCGAGGGCAACTGCCGACGCTTCCGGCAGGAATGCGGTTAGCCGAGAATGCCGTCTTTGCGGATCTGCGCCGCGATGCTTTCCAGAATGTCCGGCAGCGCCAGCGTGGTCTCCAGATCGGCCTGACAGGCGAAGCCGTTACCCTTGTGACCGCCGAACACAATCAGCAGCACGCCGCCGCGATCACCGTCACTGATGCCAACCTCCTCGCGCACGCGGCTGCAGGTCTCGTCGTATTTGCCCGGTCCTATTGCCATTGCGTCAATGCTCCTGCCGCGAACAACGCCGCGCCGATCATCATGCCGGTGAAAACCAGCAACCCCGGTGGAAGTTTCTGCATCCGCGCTTATACCGCGCCCACTGTCCAAAAGCCAGCAAGGGGGTCTCCATGCTGCCGCAACCCGAGTACCCATCGGCCGATCTCTGGCAGGCCAACTACAAGAGCATGAACGGGCCGCAGCTCCTCGCCGAGCTGCAGCGAATCGCACGATTCCCGCACCACTACGACAACAGCATGAAGCGCAAGGCGTGCATCGCGGAGGAGCTGGCGCTGCGGGTGCAATCGCCAACCGTGCCGACGCCGACGTTGCCGATCATCGTTCTGGAAGCTGACTAGGGAGAGGCCCCCATGACCCTGCAGATTATCGACGGCCCGTTGTTTCAACCCGGTGAATCGCTGTCATCGGGGATCGACATCTCGGCGGGCAACATCGTTCGCATCACATGCCCCGGCCAATGGTCACCGGCCAACCTGACGTTCCAGATCTCGACGGACGGCGCGAGCGGCTACAACGATCTGTACGATGCAGCGGGCAACGAGATCACCATCGTGGTGCGTGGCGACAATTCGGCGGTCATCGTCCGCGACCCGTGGAGTCAATTCATCAACTTCATCAAATTCAGGTCAGGCACCGCCAAGCATCCGGTGCCGCAGGTTGCTGGCGCGTTGTTCGCCGTTGCCATCGAGGTCGAGGACGTTGGCGGTGCGGTTGCTGCCGCTGGCAACGCAGGCGGTGCCGGTCGATCCGCCAAGCCGTAAATGCAGCTCTCGGTCCAGCAGCGTTACCGGATCGAGAAGGCGCGCGCGCTACGCCTGCTCGCGCGCGCCAAGAAACCGAAGCCCGGCAAAACCGAGATCGAGCTGTGGCCGGAAAAGGACGAGAGCCGCGACGCCTTCATGGATCGCTGCGTCATCGCGCTTTCCAAATGCGTCGGCCCGAAGAAAGCGCCCGGCGTCTGCGCCCGCAAATGGCGCAAGTCGGAGAAGCTCGGCAAGAAAGAACTGGTGACCCGCGCCGCCATCGTGGCGGAGGCTGACGCCGATCTGTTGATCGAGCCGTGCGGCGCATCCTGCCTCGCCTGCGAGGGCCGCAACGCGCCGTGGCAAATCAGGTTCGACGAGAGCGAGCATCCGCGCGACGAGCACGGCCGATGGACCGACTCGGGCAGCAGCGATGCGCCCAAGACCACGCGGGGCAAGGGTGCATCGAGCGAGGCGTTCGCCAAGATCGAGGCGGCGGTGGCCGCAATCCCGGCGAGCCACGCCGCTCAAATCGCCCACGTTCCGGTTGTGCTGACCAAAACGTCGGATGACTTCCCGAGCCACATCGCCGCCGGGGGCGGTGCCAGCACGGTGGGCTTGTTCAGTTGGATCAACGACCAGCCGCGCATCGACGTCGCCGAGGCGATCAAGATGCAGGCAACGATCACCGAGGTCGGGCCGCAGGGCTCGGCCCAGTCGCACAAGACAGAGTCGCTGCTGCCGGTCCGGCAGCCCGAGCAAGTGACGGTCCACGAGCTGGCGCATGCTTTCGATTACGTCAACGGGTGGGCACCGAGCGCCGACGTCGGGCTCAAGCAGTCCTTCGCCGACGCCGTCAAGCAGATGACGGAACAGGAAGCCAAAAACGCGAACTACTGGATCAGGGGCGGACAGCGCGAGATGTTCGCCGAGCTGTATTCGCAAGTCTACAATCCGAACCACTCGGACGATCAGACTTTCTTCGGTGGCCTGACGTGGGCGCGGACCGAGCAGTTGTTCGCGCCAGCCATCGCGCACGTCCTGCAGATCAAGCAGTTCGATATCGTCCGTCGTGCAGCCCCGGCCGAGCCGACCGACGTCAAGACCGGCTGGTTCGTCAACGAGGGCGGCGAGTTGTACGCGCTGCTCAACGGCATGCCTTACGAAGTCGATGTCAGCGGCACGCCGTTTGCGGGCCTGCGGTTGGTGCCGGGCGAATATGCCGATGCCGACGCGCTGGTGGCGGCAGCCACGCTGCAGAAGCAGTGGAGTCTCGCGCGTGCGAGTGCGCGGGTGCTGCTGGCGCGCGGCACATGGAATGAAGCCGATCATCCGCGCGTGCCTGCGGGCTCGGGCGATGACAGCGGTCAGTTTGCGCCGGGAGGCGGTGGGGGCGGCAGCGGCAGCTCGTCAACGAAGCCGAGCAAGCCGGGCAAGAGCAAGAAGCCCGCCAAGAAGGAAGATTTCGACAAGGCCAAGATCAACATCCGCAAGGCGGGCGGAGCCGCGACCACGCAGAGCGAGCAGGAATTCATCGCCAAGTGGAACGAGAAGATCGGCATCGAGCCCGAGGAGTTCAAGAAAACGTTTCTCGGCGGCGTCAATGCCAGCATGAACATCGTCGATTACGGCGGCAAGTACAACGTGACCGGCTCGATCTGGGGCACGGGCGCGAACGAGGGCGCGGAAGTCGGCACCTATGAGCGCGACATCAAGATCGACGCCAAGGAAGCCTACAGCGCCTACTTCAAGCTGAACAAGTCGCAGACCAAGCACGACATCGGCAAGAAGATTCTGGCGGGCAACGTCGAGATGTACGAAGCGCTCGGCATCGAGAAGGTCGAGGTCTCCGCCAACATCGACGTCGGCGGCTATGCGTGGGCGAAGTACGGTTACGTGCCGACGCAAGCGGCGTGGAATGAGCTGCGCGGCAAGCTGGAGAACAAGCTCGGCGGTGGCGGCAGCAGCTCGCGTCCGTCGAGCGGAGCCGACACCTACGAGGCCGAAGAATGGAGCATGCTGGGCGACGACGTGCAGAGCGACGTGCGAGACCGCTGGATGCGCGAAAGCTATTCGGAATTTCTCGAAAGCGAGCAGCAGCAATGGCGCGAGAACGGGCAGGCCAAGGACGACGCCAAGCACCAGCTCGCCAGTCTCTACAACGACAGCGACATGCCGGAGTGGGCGACCGAGGCGTTCGACGGCGCACGAAACTATTTCGAGGAGCGCGGCCAGCCGCCGATCCCCTACACCAACAAGCAATTGTTCGACGCCATCACGCTGGACTACGAGTCACGGAACGGCGACGGCGAGGATGATCCCGAGATCACCTTTCACGACGACAAGCTGCAGGAGCCGGAAGGCTACGATCCGGCGCAGGGCACGCTGCCCGGCATCGATCCCATCGACCCGGCGAGCTACCTGACGCAGGACATGCGCGACCGGATCGAGAAGCGCATGATCGCCGCGTTCGACAAGAAGGCGGAAGAGAACGCGGACGACATCGACCCGCCGGACTATCTTGCCGAGAGCGTCAGCGAGTATCAGGGCGAATACTGGGACCAGAAAGAGGACAGCGACAAGCTGCGCCACGCCATCGACTACGGCATGGCCGACATCGAGATCGAGCCGGACGAGGACGACGAGGAAGCCGACGAAGACGAGGACGACGGGCTCGGCCTCAACCCCGACCTCTTCCCGCCGGAGAAGCCCGGCGAAGATCCGCTGCTCGCGGCGGTGAAGTCGAGCAACCCGAAGTCGATCTGGAAAATTGCCGACAGCGCACGCGGCAAGGAGCTGTTGCTCAACACCAACTGGAGCGGCGTTCTGAAGCTAACCGACGCCGAGTCGATGGCCCGGTTCAAGGAATATGTCGGCAGGGCTGCCCGTGGCTGAAGAGCGCAAGGCCGAGGAATTTTTCTACACCGACGACGACAGCGCGGACGGTGTGAAGCGAGATGCAGATTTGCATAACGCGATCATCAACCCGGTCGATTATCCCATCGACGAGAAGATCATGGCCCCGATCCGCGCGCGCCACCGTGCCGCGCATCAAGCGCAGCAGAGCGCCAAGGCACGGGCGCTGCGCTGGCCACGGGTGAAGGGCAAGGCGCTTCAGCTTCTCGACTTCGATCCGTCGCAACCGCGCGATGAGCATGGCCGGTGGAGCGATGGCGGCGGCAGCGACGACGCGGCAGCCGTGCCGGACTACAAGCCGGGGGTGCGGGGACGCGGCACCGTCGAGGTCGAGCGCAAGCGCGATGCATGGGTGGCGGCGTCGCCGATCAAGACCATCGACGACGTGGTCCGGGCCGCGCCGATAGCACAGAAAAATTTTGCCAAGGCGGGCCGCAGAATAGCCGACGAGCTGGGGATCACGTTCAAAGATCCGGGGCCGAAGACGTCGAGTGCCAAGGGCATCGAGCGCACCAAGCAGAAGATTGTCGAACGTAAGGGCGTGACCGCCCGCGTCACCGACACCGCGCGTGGCGCGTTCGTGCTGACGTCGCCGGATCAGGCCGATGCCGTGATCGCCAAGCTCGCGCGCACCCACGAGGTGCTGGCCGAGCCGTGGCGCACGGTGAAAGACTCGCACTACACCGACCGCGCGCTGCTGTTTCGGGATCGCGCCACCGGGCTGATCGGCGAGGTGCAGATCACCGAGCCGCGCATGCTGGAGGCCAAGACCAAGGGCGGCGGTCACGAGCTTTACGAGGCGGCGCGGGTGATGAAGGACGACGATCCGGGCAAGGCCGGGCTCAATGCCAAGATGCAGGCGCTCTACGGCGCGGTGCTCGACGGTTACAATGGCACCGACTGGGCCGTCACGGACGGACGGCCGAGGCTTTGAACGCGTCCGCCGGGAGCGGCGGCGCATCCGGGAAGAGCTGTTCGAATTCCGCGCGCGTCAGTTCGCGCGCAGCGTTGTTGACCGAGGAGCTGTTGAGCTGCACCCAGTCGTCATGGAGAACCCAGCCTTCGCTCGCGGTGTAGCGACAGGCGAGGCCGTCGAAGCTGCCATAGAACGGTTCTGCCATCGCGCTCACTCCAGCTTGTTGGACGCCTGCAGCAACCAGATCTGGCTTCGGTCGAAGGCTTGTGCCTCTTCATTCCAGACCGGGATCTCCAGCTTGAGCTTCTTTTTTACCATCAGTTGCAGCAGCATGGCCACCGGGTTGGGGATGCGCGCTTCGCCCGCCACCCAACGCCGCGAGGTCCGCGCGCCGACGCCAAAGAAACGGCTCGCAGCCTGTTGATTGATGCCGAGCTTATCGAGCGCGGCGCGATATTCGTCTGCGGTCATTGGTCCGCCTGCAGTTAGAGACATGGAATCACCCATATAGGCCGTTCTGGCCAATTTGGCAAGACGGCCCACTGGGATGCTGCCCATTACGACGTCGGTCGCGGGATGCGCGGGGCGGGTGCCTGCTGCTCCTGCTGGATCGGCAGCAGCACGGCCTGCGAGGCCCAGCCGGTGATGCCATTCCAAGACACCAGACACCAGTCGGCACCCACGGTGCCGTCATCGCGCGGCGTGCAGCGCGAGGCGCTGACGACTTGTCCGGCCGGGATCACGCCGACCAGCCCGTGGTTGACGCCGGGGCCTCGGCGGACGTTCAAGATCCCGTTGCTGGCGTAGGGCGGCACTTGAAACCACATCGTTGCTACCGGCGGCGGGGGTGCCGTCTTGGTGCAACGCGCGGCGGCGTGCATCACGAGCTGATCGTTCTTCTTGCGGTCGTACAGCCACTCCAGATAGACCAGCGCGCCATCGACGCGCTTGATCTCGCCGACCATGGTGAGATGCCGCGCCCGGTTCAACGTGCCTTGCCACTGCGCCTTGTTATCGGTCGAGGCATCCTGAATCGCGTACTGCTCCGAGCGCGAGACCACGAGGCCATCGGCGAGGTGATGGAAGACGCGCCAGAGATGCTCCTCCGGGACGAATTTGATCTCGACGCTGACCACCGGGTTGTCATCGCGAGGGTCGTCGCCGAGCGCGACACGCGGCGCGGCGCACGTCAGATCGTAGGCGGAGGCCGCAACGGTGCTGATCAGCAACGCGGCGACGGCGAGGGAAGTGCGCTTCATTTATTTCGCCTCCATGTTGCGCAGGATCTCCAACGCACGGTCGTGCAGCTTCTGCTGCGGGATGTCCCGCTGCGCTGCCACCACGTCGTCGCGCGCTGTCGTCCAGCGATCATTGAAGCTGTTGCTGCTGGCAGCGAAGGCCGCCGCCAGTGAGCCAAAGAAAACGAAGGCGAGGATGATCCTCGTCACGGGTCGTCGTATCAATTCAGTTACTCCTGTTACTGTTGGGTTTGGGTGTGTTCAGTCGATCAGGCGGTAGCGGTTGCGACCGGCAACTTCGATCATCCCGAGCTTGATCAGTCGCTCAATGCGGCTGCGGGACGATGGGGTATTGCTGCCATAGGCGAGCCGGATCGCCTTGTTGGTCACCACGCCGTGCTCGTCGGCGACGGTCCGCAAGTGAATGCAGACGGCGAGGTCGTGCAGTAGTTTCGCAATCGATTTCATGGGTCGTGTATTCTCCTGTTGGTGAAGTCACCGGGATGGCGCTTCGTGCTGCCGCCCGCAGGGCGACAGTCGAAACGTCAGCGCTTGCCGCTACCGGGCTTGAAGGCGATCAGGGCGTGACCGTCTTCGTAGGTGTACGCGACCACGCCAGCGACCTTGCCGCGCGCATGCACGATGGTCGCCTTGCAACGCAGCTCGTCGGCAGAGCGCTTCATCTCAGAGGCGTCCTTGACGTAGAGCACTTCCATCCTGAACAGGCTGGGGCCGGAGTCGTTGTAGAGCGCCTTCATGTACTTGCTGAGCGTCTCGTCGCCGCAGGAATATTTTTCCTTGTCGCCCGCATAGTCGGGCTTCTCGTCCTTGGCGAACGCGGCACCGGACATCAGAGCGAGGGCGGTGGCGGCAATGATAAATTTACGCATCGTTGTTGCAGTCTCCTGTTTTGAAGTTGCCGGAATTGGCGCTTCGTTCTGCGCACCGGGTGCGCAGCGGCGAAAGGTCAATTGAGCAGCGAGCCATATTTGTCGGTCATGCACTTGACCCAGACCGGGTTGTTTAGCTTGGCGTCCAGCTCTGCCTTCCAAGCCCGCGCCTCTGCTGGCGACGGGTTGGCTGAGAGCTTGTTGCCCTTCCAGCGCGTGATCGAGTCACAGAGTGACGAGGGCTTGTCATTCTCTGCTGCGGTGGTTTGCGGTGGCGCGGCGACTTTGGTGCTGACCTTGTCGTCGCTGACACCGTTGCCGATAACGCCGAAGATCACGAAGGCGGCCAGCGTCGCCACAAGGGCCTTCGCCAGATCGTTTGATTTTGGCTTTGGCCGTGTCGGGATTGGTGGTGGTTGCATGGGTGTTGCTCCTGTTGACATGGGTTAAGCGACCTTGCGCGCGAGCACTTCAGCGCTCGCGGTCTCGATCATCTGGCGGTAGGTGTTGCGGCCTTCCGCGATGGACATGAAGCGCCAGTCCGGATTTGCCCGGCGCTCGCCGATCCGGCAGACCGCGAACGAGAGCTTCAGCGCATTGGCCAGCGCCATGAACTTGTCGCCGGGCTCGCGGGCGTCGTCCTTTTCGATCCGCGCATTGACCCGCTTGATCGCCTTCAGCATGCGGCCGAGCTTGGCCGCGTCGATGGAATAGACGTTGCGGAATTCGACACCGTAGCCGATGTACTCGCCATCGCTGTCGCTGACGAACCCGTACATGCCGAGGCCATCGACGATGAGTCCGAGCAGATGCTTCGGGCAGCCATAGCCCGCATAGAGTTCGCCATCGCCGGAGCAGCCCAGCGGCACGTTGCCATCCGCCTCGCGGCGGCGCACCACATGCACCGTGACCTTCTCGGAGCCGTACTCGTTGACCCGGTCGATCAAGAGGCCGTATTCGTCATCTTTCTTCACGCGTGATTCTCCTTTTGCAGTTCGCGGTAGACCAGCGTGCTCAGCTCTTCGCCAGCATTGGGCACCGGGTGATAGCCACCGATGAACGGCGTGCCGCCGAATTCGCTGACCTTGATTTCAGGGATCTCGACGCCGTAGTCCGCGCAGACCGTTGCGACCGCAGCCGAGTAGACCTCGACCGAATATTCCTTTTCGCAAAACACGTAGTCCGCGCCGAACCGAACCTTCTTGGCACCGGGAGCCGGAGCCGGATTGTCAAAGGGCTCATAGACGCCCCGCGATCCGGTCGTGCCGGGGGACGAAGCAAACGACGCCGAGCCATCGGGCAGCAGCCACGCCTCGACCGAGTAGGCCATGTCGATCATGCCGTCGAAGCCACCGCCCGCGTAGGCACCGGCAACCGCCTTGACGGCCTTGGAGGACGGACCATCGGTCCAGCCAACCCGGATCGACGCGCCGCCGGAATAGACGCTGGAGCGCACCGAGAACTTGATGCCGGGGAAGGCCTTCTTGAGCGCGACACGGACCAGCTTGGCGGTCGCGGAGCAGGAGAGATATTCAGCCACTGATTAGGCCTCCTTGTAGGCGTGCGAACCTTCGAAAAACGCTGCCACCATGGCATTGAGGAACTTGTTGACGAGCTTGGCGACCAATGACACTGGGGAACTCCTTTTTCTTTCCCGAACCAACAAAGGGAATATAGGTCGTTCCGGCCTATAGGTCAATAGGGCCTAGCGGTATTTCTGAAGATTCTTTTGCAGCCTTGCCACCAGTTCCGGGTGGCCATGGGCGACCAGCGCGGCACGGCTGACCATTTCGCTCAGATACACTTGAGCGAACGCAGGATCGTGCTCGGCGAGGTTTGACGAGTTGTCGATCATATCGGCCAGCTTGATCGAAGCGCCCTCATAGGACGCGCCAGCCAGATGGGCCTTCTCGGCGGCCTTCCGGAACGGCCTGTTGCCGGGTGCCTTGGGGATCTTGGGGTTTGATACCTCGGCCACCAGCGCGGCGACCTTGGGGCTGAATTCGGCGGCCAGCTCGGCCTCGCTGACTTCGCAATCCTCGATCACGTCGTGCAGCACGGCGGCGGCGACCACTTCAGGACCGAACCCTAGCGCGGCAACGCTGGCGGCAACCCGCTTGACGTGCTCGACATAGGGCTCGCCCGTGTATTGACGGAACACCCCGGCGTGCGCCTTCTCGGCGAACTCGTGGGCCTTCCGGACTAGGGGTTCCATGACCCTGTACCTCCTTTCAAGCTCAGTATAGGCCATTCCGGCCTATATGCAAGAGCGGATAAGCGACTTTTGGGCGATGGTTAATCGTCAGATCCGCCGTCGTCCTGACAGTCGTCGTAGCCGCCGCCGTCGTCGTAGTCGTGATCCGCGCCGCCGCCGTCGCAATCGGTTTCGCAGTAGTGCTCGCAATCGGAGTCCCAGCGGTTCGGGTAGTACGCGGGCGCGCGGCGGCACCACCAGAACAGCAGCACGAGCAGGAGGAAGAGAACGAGCAGGACGATCATTTGCCTGCCTTCGCGGCCCGGACTTTCGCCCAGCGTTTCTTCTGCGCTGCACTGAGCTTTGCTCTCATCTCGTCGGTCCAGAGCGTCGGTGCGCGGCGCTTCATCGCGTTGCTGAGTTTCGTTCTCCGCGCTGGAGTCCAGACCGTGCTGCGGTTGCGCTCGGCAATTGCAGCCCTCTGCGCATCCCGCGCCGGATCTCGCCACCATTCAGTTTTGAACTGACGGCGTTTTTCTTTGTGTTCTTCCGACTGCGGTTTGCTGACGCTCTTTCTAAAGCGGTCGATGAATTCCGGCGTGTGCCGGTTGCCGAGCGCATGCTGATTTCCACGTCGTTGCCTAGAGTATTCGGCCTTGGTTTTTTCCGAATGTCTGAAGCCACGTTGTGAGCCAGCGATTGGTGAAATGTTATAAACGCCACTCTTGCGTGCTTTATAATAGTCGGTCCAATGTTGTTCGGCCTCGTCCAGTTGGTCAGCAGGCGCTTCGCACAAAATCTGAAATGTGAAAGCGTCTGCGCCGTACAAATTCCAAGCATTCTGCAGATGATTATTATGGTGCGATGCAGTGGCACTGACCAGCATGCTTAAATGTGTCTTCAGACGCTTTTGTACGTTGGACGTTCTGCAGATTGATGCCTGCCCGATATAACGACATTTATCTGGTCCGGTGATCATGTAGATCCCGCTGATAGGTTTGACCTTCCGCAGGTTTTCCGGATTGAATTTCTTTGGACGCATCACGCGGCCTCTCGTTTTTTCCACTCCCACGTCACCAGTCCGGCGGCCCGCAGTTCATCGCCGGTAGGTTGTTTGACGCCGATGCTCTGGCACCATTCTATGAAATTGCCATCGCCTATGAGACCGCCGCCGAAGTTCACAGCGCGCCATTGGCGCTTGACTTCGTTCTCGCCGACGATTGCGCTGGCGCGTTGCTTGTACATCTTGAGCGCCGCCGCTTCCCATTCCTTATGGAAGCTCATTCGCATGGCGAGATCGTTCGTCAGTTTTTGGAAGAGGTCCAACGGCATTGACGCGTCGTGCGGGTACGATTCCGGCGCGGCCATGTAGGGCATCAGCGTTTGGTTGCCGGTCTTTTTGATCCGGCCGTTCGCGTAGTTGAGGGCCTCGTCAATGCGGGCCGTCGTCCGGGCCTTGATCATTTCTTGCGGAAACGTCTTCAGCATGCTGAGCGCGTAGGCATTCCAGTGCAGGCAATCCTCAAGCTGAATGCGCTTTTTCTTGGGGAGCTGATCGCCGCCGATAAGGGCCATAGCAAACGAGACCGCATCCAGCGCGTGCCGGTACTTGATGACGTTCGGGTCCGAACCGTCGATTGGAGCGTAGGGGGTAACCAGCGGGACAATGTTAAAGCCGATGGACGCCGCTTGGAAGTGATTGATCCAGCTCTGCTCGGCCGTGGCCAGTTCTGCAGGATCAACCTTCTGCAGGATCTTGAAAGCGAAGCGGTCATGGCCGTATTTATTCCAAGCCCGCTGGAGCTTTGGGTTGCCGTGCTTGTTGAGCAGCAACGCCTTGACGTGATCAAACAGGCGACCGCCAACGCCAATGGAGCGTCCGACATAACAGCGGTCCGTGCCGAGAAGCTGAATCTGATAGATGCCGCCGCCGTAATACTCCAGCGGCTCGCCGACGATGCTGCGAATCTGATCATGCATCGCCGTCGCTCCCGCCCGTCATCGGCAACGGTACGACGCTGTAGATCCTTTCGTGGTTGGGGACCGGGCATTGAGCCGCCGCCTTGCGCATCCTGTTGCAAAGCGCGTCGGCATATTCCTGATCGCCGGAATTGACGAGGTGCGGGTGATCGATCAGCGGACCGAGCACCAGAATGTGATGCTTGATCTGGCCGTGATGGACAACCTTCGACGCCACGCCGTAATGCGCGCAGGGGGTGTTCATCACGCGGCCTCGCGCTCGCGATAGGCCCGCTTGATCGCTTCCATCGCGCGGCGTTGCTTGGCATTCGGCCGGTTCATGCGCGAGATCGCGACCAGTGCGGCGCGCTCTTCGGGGGTCAGGGTGATGATGTCTCGCAGCATGTCACTCACCATAGGCCGCGCGCGGGCGCGGGAAGGCGTTGATCCGGGTAGGGCGCGTCATGGTCGCCCAGTTCGCATTGCCGAGCCGGTCGAGATGCTCAAGCATCAAATGACCGGCGGCGACGTGGCGCTGCTCGCGGTCGTCGCACGGGGTCAGCAGCGCGACTTCGGCCCGCTTCATGTCATCGACGTTGCCGTCGAGCACGATGTAGAGCGTGTCCATGCCGCTGTTGACGTGCAGGATCGGAAGGCCATTCGCGGCCTCCGCTGCCGCCGGAAGGTTCTTGAAGGTTTGCATCAGGCCGCTTCCATCGCGTCGAATTCTGCGAGCGCGGCATTCCACTCGGCGATGTCGGCTTTCGACCACTGATGTTCGTTCTGGGTGCTGACCATCATGCCGGTACGGGCATAGGCGTAGATCAGCTCTTCGCGGATGCCAGCGCGGGCCATGTTCTCGATCATGATCTTGTTGAACTTCGCTTCATCCCACGGGGTGGGTGTGTCGAAGTCGGGATCAAAAAAGATCGGCTCGTCGCCTTCCGGCTCGCGCCCGAACTTGTCCTTGAAGGCCTGCATCTGCCGCTTCAGGGCATCAACCGCCTCCGGCGACAGCGGCACCACCTTGTTGCCGGTCTTCTTGTCGATGTAGGGCTTGCGCAGCTTGTTGCGGCGCATCTTGCGATCTAGTGACATGGTGTTGGTCCGTTCTCCTCTGGGGTTGACAGCGCGTCATGCGCTTTCGTTCAAGTTAGGTATAGGCCATAGCGGCCTATGTGGCAAACGAGCGGATGTTAATCCTTAACGTCGCGCGGTTTCGGAGGCCGTAAAAATACGGCCAGTGTTTCGGACGTCTGCCGCAGGGCCTCCAGCAGGATGTCGAGATCCTCGATCCGCTCGCGGATCTCGTCGGCCTCGTCGTGAACGCTCACTTGAAGCCCTCGGCCTTGGCGGCCTTGAATTCGGCGACGGTCATCGGCGCAACTGATTCACGGAACGTGCCTTCGGGGGCCTCGACGTAGGCGCGGTAGCGCGGCTCGCCGATGGCGTTGTGATCGTAAGCCTCGCCGAGCAGGAAGCCGCCGCCAGCGCGATAGGCGGGTGGCAAACATTCGAGGGCGTACCAGTAGCGCTCTTCAGTGGATTCAATCCAAGTCGGCATGGTCGGTCAGACTCCTTTTCGTTTTTGGTCGCGCGCGCGGCGCTCGGCTCTTAATTCGGCGGCAAACTGCTTGTTGAATTTGCCATTGAAGTCTCGCAGCGCGGCGAACGCGGCATCGAACGCCGCCTTGGCGGTCCGGTATTCGGGCGTGGCGCGGACCGCGTCCGGGGTCAGGCCCATCGGGCCAGATCCGATGCCGGGGACCGCGTTGAGGGCCTCGCTGGCGGCAGTGCATTCGTTGTCGAGGTGCTGTTTGGCGACCTTGGCAAGGGTGAATAGGTGACTCATGCCTCCACCACCGCGCCTTCTAGGCTTCGTGCGCTCAGTCCGCACAGCATGCCGTTCTCGGCGCGAAACACCGTGCTCTTGCCCTTGCGTCCCTTGACGCGGCAGACCTCGACCGTGAAGCGTTGGCAGGGGATCTCGCGGAACAGCAGCGGCTCTGGCAGCACCACCTTGTCGCCGGGCTTCAGGCCGCGCTTCAGCTTCATGCGGGCGGCGTGTGCCGCCGATCCGGCGCGGTAGTTGCGGGCAGACTTGAGGCTGGAATAATCAGGCAGCGGGCCAATCGGGTCCTGCAGCTCGGAGCACTGGGCGATGATCGACATCGGAGCGGGGCAGCCATACGGCCCCATGCCTTCCTCCATGTCCTTGTAACCGAAATTGTAACCGTCGCTTGCCTTGGGCACCGACTTGATCGCGTAGACCAGCAGCGCCCGGATCATGCCGTCCGCGTCGGGGACGTAGACCTTGCTCGCGGGCTCGTGGAATTGAGCCACCAGAAACACCGCCTCGCGCGTAGCGCTCGATGCCACGATCTTCTTGGCAAACTCGGGACCGCAACCGGCGATGATCGAGTCAACCGCCTTGACGCCTTTCGGCTTGTGATAAAACGTCCAACCCACTTCGCTCTCCTTTACTCGCTCGGCTCAACGCCGGGGTACGCGGCAACCACCGCCTTCAGCTCTTCGTCCGATCCACCAGCCGCGACTTTCGCCTCCATCTGGCGATACAGCGCGGGGATCGACGTCATCGGGATGAGAAATCCATAGACGGCGCTCTGAATCCGAGCCGCCACCATCGCTTTCAATTTCTTCTCGCTTAACTTCTTGGCCACTTCGTTCTCCTGTTAGATGTTCAAAACGCGCAGGGCGATCAGGGTGGGAATGAGGTAGAGCGTTGTCAGCACGAACCCGTCGATGAAGTGCTCCACCTGTTTTCCTTTCTGGGCGCGGTCCGTGCCGCGCCCGTTAAATCGTTCTCGTTGGGAACGATTTTTAGTTAGTCCAACCGGCTGGAAGCGTAGATCCGGAGGCTGTTGCTTCCGAGTTCGGCGCTCAGCACCGAGGCCATCGCGTTGGCGCAGGCTTCCTTACGTTCGACCGACTGATTGAAGGCCGAGATCCAGATATCGACGCCGCCGCCGTATGCCTTCCGCGCCAGCTTGTTCTTCACCAGCCACTTGGCGAACGAGGAGTTGCCGGGCGAGACGTTGACCCACGCGAACCCGCACATGCCTTCCGGCGCATGCCACATGGCTTTCGGCACGCTCTTATCGTTCAGCGGATTGGAGGGCTGCACGACCATCATCGGCTGGGGCACCTTGGCCTCACCGGCCGCACGACCGGCTTCAGCGGCCTTGCTATAGGCGGCCTCAAACGCGGCGTACTTGGACTGCCGAGCGGCTTTCTCGGCCGCAATCTTCTCGCGGAGACTTCCGTATTCCACTGGGGAACTCCCTTTCTCAGGGGCCGCGAACCACCGCCGCCCGACCACCAACATATAGGGCGGAACGGCCTATAGGTCAATACGACCTATATCACAGGTTCGTGATCTATGCAGGTTCCTCGTCGAGCACGGCGGTGTAGAGATCGTCGAGCACGATTGTCCGGAGCAATTGCTTGATCAGGTCAATCTCGCTGGTGCCACGGAAGCGCGCCTGTTCGCGCAGCTTGGCCAACACCGGCTGCTCCAGATCAAGCGGCGCGTCCGGCATTGACAGGCTGCGCACCGGCAACCGGCGGCCATGCCTCGATAACGAGATGCCGCGCCGCGAGCACTGCACGATCAAAGTCGCGGTCGTGACGCCGAACTGCTCGGCGATCTTGGTCTTGTTGAGACCCTGCTCCAGCAGGGTCGGGATGCTGTCGTACTTCTCTTGGGTCAGCTTCTGTCTCACGATGTCCTCTCAGCTCATTGGATCTGTGCGCCAGTCCTCGTAGCGCTCCCACGCGGAGCGCCGGACCTCGGCGATTTCGGTTTCGATGTCTTTGATCTTTTCCCGAATGAACGGGCAGTGCTGCCAGTGCTGGCCAGCCTCGCCGATGGTCTCCCACTTGGTGGCCTCCAGCGCCTGAATCTCGTTCGCGTATCCAAGGTGGCCATGCTTGGCCATCCACGCGACTGCCTGATCTTCGGTCATGTGAGATGGCCTTTCGGTGAGACCCGGAAGAACGCGAAGTCCTCGACGGTCGCCGGGCGGACGACATCGCTGGGCGCGACCGCAATGGTGCCGGTCATCGGATCGGGGCCGCCGCGCAAAACGCTGCCTGCCAGAACGCCGTGCAGGATGCTGCCCTCGATGCGGTAGCAAAGCGCGTTCTCGTTCACGACTAGATATCTGGCCGTGGCTTCCGTTGGCTTCTCGTCGCCGAACAGCTCGGCCAGTGCGCAGCCCTCGACTTGAATCTTGCCGATGCCGTCGCCGCTCACCGCGTAGGTCGAGCCCATCTCCGGGTTCTTGCCGATCATCCGTTGCGCGAACTTCCGCGCCCCCTTCAGCGACTTGAATGGCCGTGAACTGCGACCGCCATCGACGCTGGAATATTTGACCTTGATCACTTCATCTCCCCTTAGGCCGTAATGGCCTGCCCCTGATGTAGGTTAATACGGCCTATAGGTCAATACGTCCCTCACAAATCTTTTCCGGGCGTCTAGGTCCCTGAAAACGTGGAGTGTTTCGCCATGCCTATGAAACCGAACAAGGGCGAGAGCCAGTCAGAGTTCATGGGACGCTGCACGCCCGAGATGATGGGCGATGACAAGCGTCCGCAGGAGCAGGCGGTCGCGATCTGCATGCAGATCTGGCGCGACAAGGACAAGTCGCTGAAGGCGGTCTCGCCGGATGACTTCGACAATCGCGCCGAGTTCATGCGCGAGTGCATCAGCGAGACCGGCGACGAGGAGGAATGCGCGCTGGCGTGGTCGGAGCGGACCGGCGACGGCGTGCTGCACAAGACGCACGTCTCGGAAGGTCACGGCACCGAATTCATTCTGTCAGACGCGACGCCGGATCGCATGGGCGACGTGATCGAGCCCGATGGTTGGGATCTCAACAATTTCCGAAAGAATCCCATCGCGCTGTTCAATCACAAGGCCGATTTCCCGATTGGCCGATGGATCAGATTGCGGACCGAGAACGGCGCACTGCGCAGCCATCTGCATCTCGCGCCGAAAGGCACGTCCGCGCGTATCGACGAGATCCGGGCGCTGGTCGATGCCGGAATCCTGCGCGCTGTATCGGTCGGCTTCCTGCCGATCAAGTCCGAACCGCTGACCAAGGGCGGCGGGGGCGGGCTTCGTTTCCGTCAAACCGAATTGGTCGAGTGCTCGCTGGTGTCGATCCCGGCGAATCCGAACGCATTGGCGATTGCAAAATCGCTCAACATCTCCCGCGACACCGTCGCAATGGTCTTTGCCGGGAAAGGCAACACAAGAGACCAACGCAACGAACGTCGCGGTTTCAACGGCGGGCAAGCCGAAAGTCCTCCTGTACGAAAGAACAGGATCATGTCCCCCCTCACCAAGCGAATTGAAGATACCCAGCAGCGGATCGTCCGTTGGCAGGACGAACTGGCGAAACATCTTGACGAAATCGATGACGAGAACGTCACCGATGAAGATCTCGCGACCACGCAGGACTACAACAAGAAGATCGCGACCCAACAGGCGGCGCTGAAGCTGCTGATCGAGTCCGAGGCCGCGAACGCGAAAACCAGCGGCGATGACGACGGCAATACCCGCACCGTCATCAGCAAGAGCGGTGAACGTCGGCCGTTCACGCTCGCGGCAAAGAAGATCGAGCCGCTTGAGTTCTTGGTCCGCGCAGGCACCGTCCGCGCGCTGGCCCGCTCGCTCAATCAGCCGGTCGATGCCGTGCGCCAGATGGTCTACGGCGACGACGAAGCGACCAAGGTGATCTGCGATCTGACGCTGAAGGCCGCGTCGGCTCCCGCCATGACCACGGTCGTGGGCTGGGCCGCCGAGCTGGTGCAGCAGATCAATGCCGATCTGATGCCGTCGCTGCTGCCGTCGTCGGTGTATCCGAAGCTGTCGTCGATGGGCCTCAAGCTCACCTTCGGCCGCAACGGTCGCATCAGCGTCCCGACCCGTGCGGCAACGCCGACCGTGTCCGGATCGTTCGTCGGTGAAGGCGCACCGATCCCGGTTCGTCAGGCAGCGTTCACCTCGACGCTGATGACCCCGAAGAAAATGGCGGTGATCACCACTTGGACCCGCGAGATGGACGAGCACAGCGTGCCCGCCATCGAAGGTCTGCTGCGCAATGCGATCACCGAAGACACGGCGATCTCCATCGACACCATTCTGCTCGATGCCAACCCGGCGACGACCATTCGTCCCGCCGGTCTGCGCAATGGCGTCGTCGGTCTGACCCCGACCGCAGGCGGCGGCTTCAATGCCCTCGTCGGTGACATCAAGGGTCTGACGGGCTCGGTGCTGACGGCCACCAACGGCAACATCCGCTCGTTGGTCTTCATCATGAACCCGCAGCAGGCGCTGTCGATTGGATTCATCCAGCCGCCAGTACCCGGCGGAATCTTCCCGTTCGCGGCGGAGATCTCCAACAACCGTCTGATGGGCTACGCGGTGATTCAGTCCGGCACAGTGCCGCTTGGCACCGTGATCTGCATGGATGCGGCTGATTACGTCTCGGTCACGGGTGACACCCCGCGATTCGAGATCTCGGATCAGGCGACCTTGCACATGGAAGACACCGCGCCGCAGCACATCGGCGCAGCCGGAACGCCTGCGGTCGTCGCAGCTCCTGCCGTCTCAATGTTCCAGACCGATTCGATGGCCCTGCGGCTGATCCTCCCGATGAACTGGGCGGTGCGCCGCGCGGGCGTCGTGGCGTGGGTCGCGGGCGTCACTTGGTAGCGCGCCCAGCGTCGCAATGATTGTCGGGGATGTCGTGGTGACGTCCCCGATCACCAACTCCAAACAGGAGAACTGAAATGGCAGACGTGAAAGATCGTGACAAGAAGCCCGATGGCCGGACCAACCCCTACACGTTCACTGAGCCGCGCCCGAAAGCGGAGATCGTAGCCGAGGCTTACGAGATCGAACAGCCGACACCGACGCAGGAAGAATGCGACGAGGCCAAACTCGCGGCACTGGGTCAGACAGAACCGCCAGAGCCGCCGCCTGAAGGTACCGGCACGCAAAACGCGCAACCGAAGCCCGGCACCAAGACCGTCGAAGCCGAAAAGCCCGGCGGCTATCAGACCCGCGCCGCTAACCCGAAGTCGGAATAGCCAAACCGTGGCCAATCTGCTCGCGCGGATTCTTCGCCCTCTCCTGACCAAGGGGGAGGGCGAAGTTGGTCCCGGCCCATATCAACTGCCGGTGACCGGCGGCTGGCTGCCTGCCAACTCGCCATGGAATTGGTGGCAATCAGACATCCCGATCTATGGCAGCGACACCTCGGCGATGGTCGAGGCGTGCCTATCGGCCTACTCGCAGACGGTCGCGATGTGCCCCGGCGATCACTGGCGCGCGAACGCCAAGAAGGGCCGCGACCGCATCACGACGTCGGCGCTGTCACGCATCCTGCGCTATCCGAATTCCTATCAGTCGCCGTCCGATTTCATGTTGAACGCGACGCGCTCGCTCTATGCGGACGGCAACGCCTACGCGTTGGCGCTGCGCAACGACCGCTTTGAGATCGACGAGCTGCATCTGATGGACCCGCGCCAGAGCGCACCGCAAGTCGCGGTGACCGGCGACGTGTTCTATCGCCTCGCGGGCAACGACGTGATCGACCGTCAGATCTCCGAGCCGTTGCTTGTGCCCGCGCGCGACGTGCTGCACATCCGGCTCAATGCGACGCGGCGTCGGCATCCATTCCCGTTGGTCGGCGACACGCCGATAGCGTCGGCGCTGCAGGACATTGCGCAGTCGAATGCGATGACCGCGCAACAAATCCAGTTCTACATGAACCAAGCGCGGCCCTCCGCCGTGCTGACCACCGATCTGATCCTCGACAAGGATCAGGTGCAATTCATCCGCGACCGCTGGGACGAACAGTCGAAAGGTCTGAAGCAGGGCGGCACGCCGATCCTGACCGCTGGCCTGAAGCCGATGATCCTGTCGTCCAACTCCAAGGATTCCGAGTTGGCCGAAGTGATGAAGATGACCGACCAGAAGATCGCGTTGGCGTTCCGCGTGCCGCTGGCGATTCTCGGCATCGGCGGCACGGCGTTCTCCTCGACCGAGCTTTTGATGCAGTCGTGGGTCGCGTCCGGTCTCGGGTTTGCACTCAACCATATCGAGGACGCCTACGGCCTGCTGTTCAATCTCAAGGGCCAGCCCGACGAGTATGTCGAGTTCGACACGGCGGCGCTGCTCCGCTCGGCCTTCCGCGACCGCATCGAGGGCCTCGTGCGCGCGACGCAGGGCGGCATCTTCAGCCCGAACGAAGCGCGGAATCTGGAGGGCATGGACTCGGTCGATTTCGGCGACGAGCCGCGCGTTCAGCAACAGGTGGTGCCGCTGTCGGCCGCCGCTGCAATTCCTGCGGCACCGGGCATGCCGGGCGCTCCAACTCAACCACCGGGCGCTCCCGTCAAGGCTGAGAAGCCAGAGCCCCCAGAGGAAAAGCCCACCACGGCAAAGGACTATCAAGATGTCGTTGCCAGCGAACTTAGAAACATCCTCGCCCGCGCCGACCATTATGACCGCAGCGACGCTTGAAGCGCTGCGCGATGCGATGGGACAGATCATCTCGTCCCACCGCAAGCAGTGGTCGCGCGAGCGTGAGCTGATCGAGGCGCAGACCCGCGCGACGATTGCGGAGCTGCGCGCGGAGATCGCCGTGCAGAAGGGTCTGCTGGATAAACTGGTCAGCGAGAAGTTGGCCTCGTTGCGCGACGGTGCGCCCGGCGACAAGGGCGACCGAGGCGAGCGCGGCGAGCGTGGCCTGCAGGGTCTCCCCGGCCAGCTCGGCAAGCAGGGACCGGCCGGTGAGCCCGGTGCGCCGGGCCAGAACGGCGAGCCCGGCCCCGTTGGCGAACCCGGCCGCGAAGGCAACCCCGGCATTCCCGGAGAGCCCGGCAAGCCGGGAGATCCCGGCCAGCCCGGTCCGGCTGGTGATCCCGGCGAGAAAGGCGACCCCGGCGAGAAGGGTGAACCGGGGACACCCGGCGATCCCGGCGAGAAGGGTGAGCCCGGACCCGCCGGGCCGCCCGGTGAGCAGGGCCTACCCGGTCCGGCTGGTGATCCCGGCCACGACGGCGAACGCGGCGAGATCGGCCCGCAGGGCGAGAAGGGCGAGCGCGGCGAACCCGGCCTCTCCATCAAGGGCGATCCCGGCGAGCGCGGTCTGCCCGGCGAGCGCGGCGAAAAAGGCGACCACGGCGAGCCCGGTCTCAGCATCAAGGGCGAGCGCGGCGAGAAGGGCGAGCGCGGCCTGCAGGGGCTGCTGGGTATTCCCGGCAAGGACGGCCAGCCCGGCCAGCGCGGCGAGAAGGGCGAGCCGGGCCTGTCGATCAAAGGCGATTCCGGTGAGCGCGGTGATCGTGGCGAGCGCGGTGAGCGCGGCGAAAAAGGCGATCAAGGCATTCCCGGCATCGGTCTCAAGGGTGATCGTGGCGAACGCGGCGAGCGTGGCTTGCCCGGCGAGTTTGGCAAGATCGGATTGCGTGGCGAGCCCGGAGAGCCCGGTGCGCGCGGTGAGCCCGGCATTCCCGGTGAGCGTGGCGAGCGTGGTCCGATGGGCGCGCTGCCCGTCGTCAAGGTCTGGGAGGCCGGTGTCCATTACGAGGGCGACGTCGTCGCTGATGACGGTGCCACCTATCAGGCGCTGCGCGACACCGCGCAGGAGCCCGGCACCGGCAAGGACTGGATCTGTCTCGCGCGCGCGGGCAACGACGGTGACGACGGGTTGTCGCCAGACATTCGCGGCCTGTTCGATGCGACCGCGACCTATCGGCGGCTGAGCATCGTGGCGCTCAACGGCTCCAGCTTCATCGCCAAGAAGGACGACCCCGGCGCGTGCCCCGGTCCCGGCTGGCAGTTGCTCGTCAGCCAAGGCAAGGCCGGGCCGAAGGGCGAACGCGGTGAGCGCGGATTGCAAGGCCTGCCCGGCGCGTCTGGCGTGATCGCCGACTGGCAGATCGACCGCGCCGGTTTCCGCGCGGTGCCGGTCACGGCGGACGGTCGCGAAGGCAAGCCGCTGGAGCTGCGCGCGTTCTTTGAGCAGTTTCATCTTGAGGCGAGGTAGGCATCATGGCCGACGTCTCCATCAAGATTCTGGAGCCCGCTGACAGCTTCGATCTCATCACGCTGGAGGAGCTGAAGGTTCTGCTCGGGATGCCGACTGCGGCCGACCCCGCCGCAGATCCGCAGCTCAACCTGCTGATCACCGTGAACTCGGCCGTGATTGCCGAACTGACCAACCGCGTCTTTGCCAAGGAGAAGGTGCAGGAGACGTGGCGCTGTCTTGGCAGCCGCCGCGTGTATCTGTCGCACTATCCGGTCAAAGAGGCTGACATTGAGAGTGTCACCACCAACGGCACCGACAGGCTCGACTACGAACTGGAGGAAGCCACCGGCAAGCTCTCGATCTTCACCAATCGCACCGAGCCGATCATCGTGACCTATACCGGCGGTTTCGATCTGCCGGATGAAGCGCCCGACGCGCTGAAGCAGGCGGTCACGCTAATGGTCTCGACGTCGAAGGGCGAGCAGGCGGCGGCGGCGCTGACCGGCGTCAAGATGATCGCGCACAAGGAATCGCGCGTGATGTTTCATTCCGACACCGGCTCGTCCGGCGGCGGTGGCGGCTCTGCTTCCAGCTCTGGAATGCGCGAGACCGTGAAGACGCTGCTCGGCCATTACGTGCGGCACTGGGTCTGAGCCGTGTTCGAAGTCAAGATCGAGTCCGAAAAGCTGTTGCAGCAATTCGAGGACATGCAGAAGCGCATCACCGGGCTGGAGCAGGAGCTGCCCGATGTTTTCCTCGAATGGCAGCGCGAGGACATGAACCGCAAGTTTCCGAAGATCGATGAGCGGAGTGGGTTGTCGGTTACGACCTACGTTTACCCGCGCTCGCGAAGAAAACGTATCGGGCGCAGCGGGGGCGGCAAATCGACCACGCGCAAGCAGGCCCGTCGCGTCATCGGCACTGCCCGGCCGATCCTGCGGCCGGTGCTGGTCGAGCAACTCTTCAAGCGCATGACCGAGATGTGCAGGGAGGCCCTCGAATGGCAGTGAATTTCTCGACGCTCGTCTATCTGCCCGCCCAAGATATGTATTCGCGCCCGGTAACAATCACGCCGCTGGCGTCGCAGCCCGGTGCGCCCGCGTACATCGCGCGCGGCATCTACGATACGCGGCCGGTCGATGTGCAGGGCGAAGACGGTTCGATCATCTCCGATCAGCAGACCATCCTCGACGTCCGCGATGCTGAGTTTGTCAAGGTCCCGGAACAGCTCGACCGCGTCGCGATTGGCTTTGACGTCAACGGCGGCCCGGATCTCGGCGAGTTCGAAGTCGTCGATACCGAGTCCAACGGCGGCGGCGAGACCACGCTCGTGATCCGCAAGATCATGACCTCCAAGCCGTCATGACCGCAACCGACACCACGGTCTTCAGCTACAGCATTGTCATCCGCGATATGTTTCTCGCGAAGCTGATCGCCGCGCCGTTCTTTGCCGGATTCAATTTCCGCAAGAGCCGCCAGTTGCCGACGCAAATCAACCAGTTGCCGACGCTCGGCGTCTATTTCGTCAAGGAGGAGATGGACCCGGACGGCGATCTCAATCACGGCGACATCGACATGATCCACAACCTGACGCTCGGGTTCTCGGTCGTCGTCATCAACAATTCGCCGGAAGCGCTGCAGGAAAAGCTCGATCAGGCCTACTGGGTGATCATGAACACGCTGTGGCGTGACCCGTACCTGATGAACATGATCGACACCCGCGCCTATCCCGGCGCAATCGGCAATCCGGACAACGTGCGGGTCGAGGGGCTGGCCAAGGGCAACCGGCGGTTCTTCGATCATCCGCCGCTCAACAACGAAACGCCGATGGGCGAGCTGCGCTACGAGCAAGTGGTGCGCTATCGCGCCGATTACACCCCGATCATCACCGACGACCTTCTGCAGATCAGCCTGACGACGGGCGTCAAGCCCGGCGACACGCCGCTGGAGATGGAGCAGCGCCTGCAAGTCGCAGCCGAATACGTGTTCACCCCTGAACTGGAGAGGATTGATCATGGCCGAGACGAAGAACACTGAGCGGCAGCAGGCGCAGAGGCCTGCCGAGAAGCCCGAGAACCCGCGCAAGGCAATCCGCGAGGAGCGCGAGCGCCGCTTGCGCGTGATCGACGGTCCGTCGAAGACCATCAAGGTCTATGCGGCGAACGAGGCGATGCGCCGTCTCCTGCGCCACGGCAGCACGCGCTTCAAGGCGGCGCTCGATCAGCCAGCCGAGTGGCCGAACGACAGCTTCACCCGCCGCCGCATCAACGATGGCTCGGTTCGCATCGATGGTCCGGCTCGCGAAGCTCCGGGGCTTGTGCTCGATGAGACGCTCAATCCGCGTCAACACGCTGCGGTGCTCACGGGGGCTCGCGCCATCGTCGATCAGGTCAAAGAGACATTGCGGCTCACCTCGCTCTCCCCGAACACCGCCGTCTCCGGATCAGCAGACGTCGTGATGAGCTGCATCGGCATCGGGTTCACCTCGGAGACGATCATCCAATTTGGTGAGCACGACGAGCCGACCACGCTCGTCTCACCGACCGAGGTGACGACCGGAGTGAAGCCATCGCTGTTCGCGCCCGCCGCCGTGCCTGTGTTGGTCAAAAACGGGAGCCTCTCTTCGGAGCCGCTCGACTTCACCTTCACCGCGCCCGCAGACGGGACGAAGGCAGCGCGTTCCCCGCCGAAGTCTGCGGCCTGACGAAACTTTCAATCGAGCAGAGGAAACCGTGAACCGCAGCGCGCCGATGGGCGTGGTTGCAGAATGAGGAGCCACGACCATGCCTATCAGCTATGCCAACATTCCCGCCAACTGGCGCTTGCCGCTGTACTGGGTGGAAGTCGATCCTTCCATGGCTGGTCTCTGGAGCGTCCGCCAGCCCATCCTGCTCGTCGGCATCATGACCGCCGAAGGCACTGCCACGCCTGATGTTGCGATTCCGATTGGATCGCAGGCACAGGCCGACAAGCATTTTGGTCAGGGCTCTCACCTTGCCAATATGTTTGCGGCTTCCTTTGCCAACAATTTCTCGCACGAGGTGTGGGGTTTGCCGGTGGCGGAGCCTGTGGGCGGCACCGCTGCGACCGGCACCATCACGGTGGACGTCGATCCCAGCGGCCACGAGGCGGGCACCATCCACCTCTACATCGCCGGTCATCATGTGCCGGTCAACATCGCGGCGTCCGATGACGTCAACGACATCCACGTTGCGATCTCGGCAGCGATCAACGAGGACTTCGATCTGCCGGTCTCGTCGGTGGGCGGCCCGACCGAGGTGACACTGACGTGCAACTTCAAGGGCACGGCGGGCAACGACATCGACATGCGCGACAGCTATTACGGTCGCATCGGCAGCGAGGAATTGCCGAAGGGCGTCACCGTTGAATACTCCACCTTGGGCATGTTGTCCGGCGGCGCGGGCGTGCCGGAGTTCGACGACGCGATTGCCAATCTCGGCGAGCGCAATTTCGAATACGTCGCGATGCCGTTCACCGACTCGACGTCGCTGATGGCGTGGGAGCTGGAGTACGGCTTCTCTGATACCGGGCGCTGGGGCTGGATGCGTCAGCTCTATGGTCACATCTTCTCGGCCAAGCGCGCGGACTACGCCAACATGATCGCGTTCGGCGAGACGCGCAACGCAGGCACCACATCGATCATGGGTGTCGAGTTGGGCAGCCCGTCGCCGGTCTACGAGTGGACCGCCGCCTACACCGCGAAGGCAGCGCGCGGCCTGACCAACGATCCAGCGCGTCCGCTGCAGACGTTGGCGCTTACCAGCATTCTGGTGGCTCCGTTGTTCGAACGCTTCAACCGGATGGAGCTGAACACGATTGCTGGCTACGGCATCGCGACGCAGGAACTCGGCTCGCAGGGCGCACCGATGATCCTTCGTGAAACCACGACCTACCAGCTCAACCTGTACTCGCAACAGGACGATGCTTACGAGCTGGTCACCACGCTGGCGACGCTGGCGCGGCTGTTCCGCAATCAGCGGCAGGCGATCACCTCGAAATTCCCGAGGCACAAGCTGGCCAACGACGGCACCCGGTTCGGACCCGGTCAGGCCATCGTCACGCCCGGCATCATCAAGGCCGAGTTGGTCTCCGAGTATCGCATCGATGAATACAACGGTCTCGTCGAGGACACGCGGGCATTCAAGAACCATCTGCTGGTCGAGCGCGACCCGAACAATCCGAACCGCGTCAACGTGCTCTATCCGCCGGACCTCATCAACCAGCTCCGCGTCTTCGCGGTGCTCGGTCAATTCCGGCTGCAGTACGACCGTGGGGTGGATCGCGACATCGGCGACGCTGGCGTCCGCGTTGCGGCGGGTGGCAACGGCTGACGCCCGCGCCACTCCCTCACCAAAACATCCCCCCAAAAACAGGAGTCTGAACGATGGCACAGCGATTTGCTGGTATCGCCTATCTCTATGTCGGCTCGCAAATGATGGCGTTGCGCGGCAACTTCACCGTCTCGCCGTCGCCGGTCGAGCGCACCATGATCGCCGGACAGGACGGCGTGCATGGCTATCAGGAGCTGCCGCGCGTGCCCTTCATCGAGGGCGACATCTCGACGACACGCGGGCTTGCGCTGGAGGATCTCGACGGCGCGACCGATGTCAACGTGGTCGCGCAGCTCGCCAATGGCTGGCAGTACAGCCTGATCGGCGCGACATGCAAGGCCGCGCTGGAAGCCAACGCCCGCGACGGTCAGGTGCGCGTGCGCTGGGAAGGTCTGTGGTGCGAGGAAATGGCCATCGACAATCCGGTCGCGCCAGTCCGGCAATTGGCACGATAGGAGGTGATGCATGAACAAGCCGAACAACCGCGAAGGCTTCGTCAAGAACACCGAGCCGCTCAACGATCCGCCGCCCGCAGCGCCGCTGATCGAGAACGAGCCCGAAGACGTTGTCGAGCAGCCGAAGGAAGTCTGGCCGGTCAAGGTGCGCCTGTTGCACCGGGGCGTCAGGTCCGGCGCTGAGACGGTGCATGAGATCACCTTCCGCGAGCCGACCGGCGGCGACATCAACAGGTACGGGAATCCGTGTCACGTCAATCAGGACGGCGACGTGGTCATCCTTGAGCGCAAGATGACCACGATGATGTCGGCGTTATCCGGCATCCTGCCGCCGTTCATCGAGGCGATGGACCCGCGTGACTGGAATTCCTGCGCCTATCGGTTACGCGGTTTTTTTATCCCGGACCCGACAGCTTGGTAGGTGAGACCGTCCTCGACTGCTATCGGCTGGCCAACTTCTACCACATCTCGCCCACGGTTTTTCTCGACATGCCCGCGTCGGAGGTTCGCATCCATCTGGAGCGAACCATCGAGCTGTCGCACCAGATGAAGCGGGAGAGAGCCGCGATGGACGATGGCTGAATTCGAAGAACTACGCTTGACCGTCAATCTCGCAGACAGCGCGTCTACGGGACTGCAACGGCTACGCGCCGAACTCGGCCAGATGTCGCAGGCGTCGAAGGCGATGGCGACGGGCCTGACGGATGTGTCCGGTCAAGTCGTCAGCTTCGGCAACGCGGCCCAAAGCGTGGCACCGAAGATTCGTTCCGCCAACATGGCGATGCGTGATCTGCAGCGCAACGCTGGCGACACCGGCCGCGCCCTTGGTCAGATGGGGCTCGCGGTACGGCAGGGTGTCGGCGGCATACCGCAACTGGCGCTGGGCTTTTGGGATGCGGCTGCGGGCGTGAGGGGCATGAGCACGGCACTGCAAGTCGTCGCGCCAAGCGCGCGGATTGCGGTGCTTGCGCTGGGCGGCATCGCGCTAGGCGTCGTGGCTGTCGGGATCGCCGTCGCGGCTTACGGCGTATCCGTTTTCCGGTTTGCAAAGGAAATGGATCAGCTCGCCAAAACCGCCCGCGCCATGGGCATGAGCTTCGCCGAATTGAAGAATGCGCAAGATCAGGCCAAAGCATTCGGCAGCTCTGCGGAGGCGGTCATTCGCAGTTTTCAGGGCCTGCAAACTGCGCAGTTCGATCTGTACAAAAACAATTCACAATTGCGCCAGCGGCTGCTCGCGCAGGGCGTCAACGCCGACTGGATCAGCCAGCTCGCGGTGGCCAACCCACAGGCCGCCCGCAACATGATCGCGCGATACGGCAAGGAGCTGGAGCGGCAGGCCCTCGATGCTGGCGTCGGCGCGAATGTTGCCGCAGGCATCCGCAATCAATTCTACAAGGAATTCGGCCAGACCGCCGAGGACATGGAGCGGGAGCTGAAGCCGCTCGACCCGAAGAAAGTCGCCGAGCTGGAGCGGGTCGAGGCGCTGAGCAAAAACGTCTCGGAGGTCTGGGGTGAGATCAGTCTGAAGCTGGAGCGGATGGT